CTGGAAGCTGGATATGTACACCAACAATATACGGCAGGAGAAGGACGCCTTCGGGTGGATCGACCTCGACCGTTCCAAGTCCAGCGCCACGGTGGTAGGCGGCGGCACCAAGTTCTTCTGGGCTCAGTGCCTCATGGGAGATCAGGCCGACAACATCAGCGGAGTGCCAGAGGTTCCGGGCAGCATTTGGCAGAAGTACGCTGGGACCGCATCATACCGCGACACCTACGGCCAGTGGATCGCCACGGACTGCCCGAAGATCGCAGCCAAGCTGGACGAGAAGCTGAAGAAGCTGACCGCTAAGACCAAGAAGTGCGGCCCTGTGCTTACCTTCGATCTGCTGAAGGATGCCCGGAACGACAGGGAGTGCTTCGAGATGGTCAGGGCGTGCTACACGATGCTCGCAAAGGAACACGGCTATGTGTTCAAGGATTACCGTTCAGATCGTGAACTGACACCCACACAGGCTCTCCTGTCGGAGATGAAACTGTTATGGATGAGGAGCAATCCACACCCGGATGACGTGCTGCACTGGATAAAGGAGATCAAGAAGTGACTGAACATACCCACTACGATACGAACCACCTGTCATTGGCCGAGATCAAGGCTGTGGCCACCGAAGTGTTCAAGCATTACATGGCTGTGATGACCGGAAAGGCCGACGATAGTGACACCCTGCACGCTGATCATGACGAACTTCACGACGAGGCGATGTTCTGGCAGGCAGAGTTCGAGAAGCGCAGTGCAGAATCGACTGACGGCGAGTAAGATCGCCCCGGCCAGAGAGGCCCTGCTAAAGAAGCAAGGGCGGCGTTGCCCATTGTGCGACGGTGTTATGGGTGGCAAGGGCAAACAGCCAGTCCTTGACCACGATCATGGCAACGGACACATACGCGACGTGATCTGTCGGAACTGCAACGGCATAGAGGGCAAGGTATTCAACCTCGCTCGACGCGCCAAGAACAAACTTACTGAGAAGCAGTGGCTCGAACGGCTGCTCGCCTACTACGTCAGACACGAAACGCCGCAGCATGGAGGCTATCTGCATCCAACGCATAAGACCGAGGCCGAAAAGCGATTGGCCCGGAACAAGAAGTCGCGGGAGCGCAGAGCCAAGCTAAAGGCAAGTAAGGAGTGAGCATGGAAATATCGGATCAGAAGGCATGGGAGCGCAGCATGACATCGCTGGGCGTCTCGCGGTTCAGAGCGCAGGAAGAAAAGGCCAAGGACGGTAAGCGGTACACCGACACGTCCGCTGGTTCCCGACTGATCCGGGTGTACCTCTCACAGGTCAGCGAACGGATCGCGGAGGTTATCAATGCCCCGCGTCAGGGCGGTCGCCGTATGCACACAAAGCTGTTGCAGGGTATCGACTTCGACAAGCTGGCGATGTTCACACTGAACCGTGTCATGCAGTGCGTGTTCGACCCTGCACCAGTTCAGACCATGGCACAGAAGATCGGCCAGATGGTAGAGGACGAGTTGCGCTTCAGCAAGTTCGAGATCGAGACCCCAGAGTTCTACAACGCGGTCATCCGCGATCTGGACGCGAGGAACTCGTTCCAGTATCAACACCGGCACCGCGTCCTTGTGAACCGTATGAACGACCGGAAGATCGAGTGGCAGTGCTGGACAGGCACGACGCACATTCAGGTGGGCCTGATCCTGCTGGGTGCAGCGATGGATGCCAGCGACCTGATCCAGAAGGTCCAGAAGGAAGGTAAGCGTGGAGGCTGGTACATCGAGCCCACGCAGGAAGCCCTCGACTGGATCACGGCACACGACGAGAGCATGGAGGTTATGTTCCCCGACCGGATGCCATGTGTGATCGAACCAGAGGACTGGGACGACTGGAAAGAAGGCGGGTTCTACACCAAGCGGATGCGCGGCAAGACACCACTGGTCAAGACGAGGGCCGGGCAGCAGAGGGACACGCAGTCTCCTTTGCTAGACAGCGTTGTGATGCCAGAGGTTCTAGCCAGTGTGAACGCCATGCAGCGCACAGGCTGGGCAGTCAACAAGGACATCCTATCCGTTGTGCGGGAGGTCTGGGAGCGCGGTCTGGAAATCGGGATGCCCCGGAGCCAGCCGTATGTGATCCCACCCGCACCGATCCCCGAGGACAAGAAACCGGGCGATCTGCACGGAGAAGCGCGGCAGGCGTTTCTTGACTGGAAAGAGGAAGCACGCACTCTGCACGGCATGGAGAGCGACCGTAAGGCCGCAGTCATGGGCGTAGTCCGCTCGATGCGGATGGCCAGCCGAATGGATCATCTGGAACTGCTCTGGTTCGTGTATCAGCTTGACTTCCGCAGCCGCACCTACAGCACATCAGTAGGTGTATCCCCGCAGGGTAGCGACGTTGCCAAAGCCCTGCTTCACTTCGGGACAGCCGAGCCACTGGGAGACCGGGGCTGGTACTGGTTCCGCATTCACGGAGCAAACAAGTATGGAAATGATAAAGGGCACTACGACGAGCGCGTTCTTTGGGTTGACAGTAACCGGGACGCCTTTTGTGCAGCAGGACGTGACCCACTTTCACACGTTGATGTCTGGAAAGACGCAGACAAGCCTTTCCAGTTTCTTGCGTGGTGCGCGGAGTTTAGCCGTGTTTGTGACGAAGGAAACCCTTCACAGTTTAAGTCCAAGTTACCAATCGCTCTTGATGGATCATGTAACGGACTACAGCATTTCAGCGCAATGCTTCGCGATCCGGTGGGAGGACGATCCGTCAATCTTGTGCCGACTGACAGACCATCCGACATCTATCAAGACGTGGCTGATGTCGCCACAGCAGAACTGCGGGACATCCTGACCAAGCCCGACCACGATGGGTACGCATTCGCATCGAACTGGATGACCTTGTTCGGTGACAAAGGCATGGGACGCAAGCTGACCAAGAAGCCGGTGATGACCCTGCCCTATGGCTCGACGATTCAGACCTGCACGAAGTCGGTGCACGCTTGGGTGCTTGAGAACGCGAAGGAGTTCTTCCCAGACAGTACAGGGTTCAAGCACAGCATGTGGCTTGCCAAGCTGTTGTGGAAAGCGATAGGCAAGGTCGTCATTGCAGCCCGAGCGGCTATGGACTGGATACAGCGGTGCGCACGCATTCTGGCCAAGCATGACGAACCACTGATCTACACGACCCCGGTAGGCTTCCCGATGGTTCAGTTCGCACCCAACGCGGACACCAAGACTATCGAAGCGCAGATCGGCGGTCGAGTTCAACTGAAGGTTCGGCAAGAGTTGCCCGGCGTGAACCCGTACAAGGCGGCAAGCGGTAGCAGCCCGAACCTTGTGCACTCTGTTGACGCAGCGCATATGCACATGGTCGTTGCAGAGGGTGCCCGACAGGGCCTCACTCACTTCGCCATGATCCACGATGACTTCGGGGTTCACGCCTGCCACATCGACCAGTGGCACGGTATAATCCGAGAGCAGTTCATAAAGCTGCACGGAGAGACGGATGTACTCGCGGAGTTCAAGCGACAGCAGGAGGAACGCACAGGAGTTGAACTTCCTGATCTCCCAGAGAAGGGAAATCTCGATCTTGAGAATGTCTCTAAGTCCTTGTTTTTCTTCGGGTAATCATTACCCCTACCTATAGGACAAGAGGCGTTCTCTCCCGCTAATGGTCTCAGATGCTCAGTTATGCCTACTCGAATGCCTCTGACTGAGTATCTGTCTATCCCATGCCCTCATGGTTATTCAGTTATTATATCTAGTTATTATATCTATTTATTATATCTAGGTATTATACACATATACTATAAACAGTATATCTATATGGTACTTATATAGAAGGAGAGAGACTATATGGCTGACCTGACTTCAATAACAGGTAAGGCACTTCTGGATCGTAAAGTTATGATACAGATGCTTGCTGCACTTGAACCATCAGAACTGGACCAGACTTCGGGCCAGTATCACATCGGGTATGAACGAGCCAAGGCTGACATCCTGAAGATACTGGCATCGACCTTGGGCGACGAGTTCAAGCAGTCACCGTCTGTTCGCATGATAAGGGAGTTACGCCGTGACAAAGGTGCGTGAAGCCTGCATTGAGGACATCGACTTCCTCATGGAGAAAGCCTACGCCTTCAACGACAGGTACTATGGCATCCCGCTAAATCGTATCGGGCTGTTCAAGTATCTTGAGGCCATGATCGAACATGAGAGTGGCGTCTGCCTCGTTACAGACAGCGGCGGCATCGTCGGAGTTATCCATCAAGACCCTCGCTGGGACTGGACTGTCCTTGTCGAGACTGCGTGGTACTCTGAAGGCCGTGACGGGGTACGTTTGCTCGATGCGTTCGAGAAGCGTGCAATGGAAATCGGCTGTGATGAAGTTCGCATGACGACCCTCGCAGTGAACTCCGGTGTTGACCGTCTGCTCGAACGGCGGGGATACAAACCCATCGAAACGAGCCATCGGCTCATACTTTAAGGAGACATGCTATGGCAGTATTAACAACTGCCGCTATCGTCGGCGCGGCGGTCGTCGGTGCTGCGGCAACCGTGTACTCTGTGAACGAACAGAAGAAGGCCTCGAAGAAGCAGGCCGAACGGATCGAAAAGCAGGAACAAGATGCCAAGGATGCCGCGCGTGAGCAGGCTGGTCTGGACGCGGCCCGTGATGACGCAGGCGCAGACATCAACCTCGGACGCGGTGACGCCACCGTGACGCCCGCATCGGGTGCAGCAGGTGGTGGTGGCGCGACAAGCCGAGACGGTGCCGTAGGTGCCCGCGTAGGCGGTCTGGGCGATACCGGGAACGGCGTAGGCGGAACGATGAGGCGCGGTAAGCGTCCGTCCGCGAGTGTCGGCCTGTGATCCCCGAAGGAACCAACCTCGCCGGGCATTGGATGGCGCTTGACGGCAAGAAGGGCGATCTACTGGAACGCTGTGAGCAATACGCTCGCTGGACGGTCCCGTCGATCTTCCCGACTGACGACAATGCACGCACTGACAATCCCGAGGAAAGCGAGAAGGGGAACGTCGCCATCGGAGCGCGACTGGTGAACCATCTGTCTCACCGGATCGTTGATACGATGTTCCCTAACGACAAGCCGTTCTTCGCAGTGACACTGACCCCGGAAGCCAAGCGGAAGTTCTTCGCTGAAGCAGAGCCCGAGGAAAAGGAAGCACTGGACGAAGGACTGATCGAAGCTGAGAACGCAGCGATGCGCGAACTGAACCTCACAAGCTACCGCCCAGTTGCGGTGAACGCTGTGTCGCTTCAGATCGTGACTGGTAACGCACTAATCTACCGGATGCCAAACGGCGACCGGGTGGTGTACTCCATTCGCGACTATGCGGTTGGCCGAGAGATCGGTGGCCGGGTGCGCGAAGTGATGCTGCGGGACTGCAAGCAGTTCGGTATGCTCGATGGGGACATGCAGAACCAGATCGAGGCCGCAACCAAGAAGAAGGGCAAGTCCTTCAAGTATGACACAGATGTCGAACTCTACACCTACTACTGGTGGGAAGGCGGCAAGTGGCACATGCGGCAGGCTGTTGATGAAGTCGAGATCGAGGAAGCCAAGACCAGCTACAAGGAAGCGGACTTCCCGTGCCTTGTGCTTGCATGGAACCTCGGACGAGGCGATCACTACGGTCGCGGACTGGTCGAGGACTACAGCGTCAGCTTCCACAACATCGACGTGATGACGGAAGCCATGATCGACCTGATCGGTGTGGCCGCAGACATCAAGTTCCTCGTGAACGATATGTCCAGCTTCGACGTGGATGCTTGGAACAACGCCAAACGCGGCGAGTACGTGCCGGGCAAGGAAGGCGACATCAGCGTTCCACAGTACAAGTTCGCAGTCGAGGTCCAGTTCATTGGTGAGGCAATCGCCAAGCTGGAACGGGAACTCGCACAAGCGTTCCTCCTGTCGAGTGCAGGCGTCCGTGACGCCGAGCGTGTGACGGCAGAGGAAATCAGGTTCTTCGCTCGTGAGATCGAGAGCGCATTCGGTGGGCTATACTCCCGCCTCGCTCTGGACTGGCAGCGCAAGGAAGCTGAGTACCTCCTGAGCCAGATCGACTTCCAGACCTACCTGCCTTCGGGAGATGAGGCATTCGAGACCACGGTTGTGACCGGGCTTGAGAGCCTATCCCGAGAAGGTAAGCTGGATGCACTGAGGATCGCCATTGCGGACCTTCAGATGCTCGACGCAGTGCCGCAGGAAATAAGGGAGGCGTTCAACCCGCTCAAGTTCGCAGCGTTCATCTTCCGCAATCGCGGTGTGGATGCCGAGGACTTCCTGTTCACTCAGGATGAAATGGCGGCGAACCAACAGGCCCAGATGGCCCAAGAGGAACGCCTGATGGAGAAACAGGGCGAGGTCGCAGTAGCGTCCAAAGCCGCATCAGGACGATAAGGAGAGACTATGTCTGATCTTGAAAACGTGACACCCGTAGGCGGCAACGCCGCACCCGGAGCCCAGCAGGTCAACGACGACGACCAGCCGGTAATCGAGAACGCACCGACCGATGGTGCCGACCCTACTGCACAGGATGGCCCACCGCCGTCCAACGCAGACCGGAAGGCAGCGAAGGAAGCCAAGGAAGCCGCAGAGAAAGCCGCCAAAGAAAAGGCTGATGCTGCCGCAGCCGAGGACGGTGACAAGGACGGCGGCGAAGGCGACGATGACGAGGACGACAACAAAGACCTCGACACGTCAGTCTGGGGTGACACCGGCGATGAAGTCGGAAACTCGGTCCTTCAGACCCTTCAGAACTCCGGTGTATCAACCGAGGAAGCCAAGGCGCTTCTCTGGGATGCAGTGGAGTCGGGAGACCCGACGAAGGTGGACCGCGATGCACTGGTCGAAAAGGTGGGCAAGGCAAAAGCCACGCTCATTATGGCTGGCATCGAGAACGTGACCGGAAAGAACAACGCCAAGATCGCTGAAGTTACCAAGGTGGCTAACGACACTGCTGGTGGCAAAGAGAACTGGAAGAAGGCGTCGGCTTGGGCCGCGAAGGCTTTGCCCGGTGACGAACTGGACGAACTACGCAACATGCTAGATAAGGGCGGGCGTCAGGCCAAGTTCGCTGTCGGGGAGATCGTCGCACGGTACAATGACGATCCCAAGAACACCGCGCTTCAGGCCGGTACGAAACAGGTGCAGCCGGATGGCAAATCGAGTAAGGCAGTTGAGCCTATGTCCCGCCGTGACTACGGTAACGAACTCGACAAGCTGCATCGCCGTCGCGGTACTTCCGCAGAGTTCGCGGCACTGAAGGCGCAGCGCAAAGCTGGCATCAAAGCCGGTATCTGATCCAATACAAAAGGAGGCCCAACCGGGTCTCCCGTAAGCAGGGGTATCAACCCCGAGGACAATCACATCATAGGAGGCTACTATGCCCACTCAATCTTCCCTTCCCGGCGACAACACCCACCTGAGCGACTTCGACCG